AAAATTTATTGTAAACGGTTTACAAAATCTGTCTCTGGTGCGGATCCCGTTATCCGCTCTTATGGCCATTTAATACAAAGTATTGATGGTAATATTTTTGTAGACAAAGAACAAACGGATTTTGCAAGTTTAGAAGAAGCAAGAAAATATATTAAAAATAAACATTGCTCAGAAGCTATAGAAACAGAAATTATAGAAAACCAATACGAAGAGATTTCAGAAAACCGTATCGCCAATATTATTAAAGAACATCACGATATTAAAGTTACTGATACATTAATAGAATCATACCTCGAACTTGCTTCTTCGAAAATTTTTACAGTAGATCCTGTTGTTCAAGAAATTAGAAAACTTAATAAACTAGATTCTCTTATTGAGAATAAAGTGCATTATGAATTACAAGATGGTAGTATTGTTGCGATTGATGAACAAACGCAAGAACAACTAAATAATTTATTGGCAAATCATAAAGACGTTGTTGAGTATATGCGTGAAACGAAAGACAACTTCTTTAACGTAGTTAATAAGATTAAGGAATAAAGATATGGCAATGACATTTACAACTGTCAAAAATACTAATCAGGAGACTGTGATTCACTTTACATCTTCTGCAGCAGAGTCTGGCACCGTAACAATCGCTAATCTTACTGCTAGCACTCAAGCGAGAAATTCTGATAATCCAAAAGTAGATATCGTTAAATTTATGTGCACAGGAGAACTGGGTTCAAAAATTACTATTGCTAGAAATAGCAAACTAATTATTGCAACTGCTCCAGAAAATGACATGAATGTTGAATTTAATGCTTTGGGTATCCCAGTAAATAACGATGATACTTTTGACATCGTTGTAACTAATGGTGCTGCAAAAGATGTTACTGGTTGGTTAGTTCTTCGCAAACTTGCAGGTTGGTCTACTAAAGTTGAGCCAGCTACTTTTGGTTCTTATGACAATCCAGCAGCAGTAGGGAGCTAATAATGAAACTCATTAGAGAAGTTACAGAATCCGTTAAACTTCTTACCGAAGATAAACTCGGTAAGGGTAAACAATATTATATTGAAGGTGTTTTCCTTCAATCAGAATTAGTTAACCGTAATGGACGCAGTTATCCAGAATCAATTATGGATAAGGAAGTTGCAAGATATATGCAACAATGCGTTAAAGAAAATCGTGCCTATGGCGAACTTGGACATCCAGATTCTCCATCAATCAACTTAGATCGTGTATCACATTTGATCGTTGATTTGAAAAAAGAAGGTACTAACTATATCGGTAAAGCAAAGATTTTAGATACACCAATGGGTCAAATCGCCAAAGGTCTTTTAGATGGTGGCGCAAACTTAGGAGTATCTTCAAGAGCACTTGGTTCTCTACAAATGAACAAAGAGGGTGTTCAAGTGGTTCAGGATGACTTTATGCTGTCTACCGCAGCTGATATCGTTGCTGACCCATCTGCTCCAGATGCTTTCGTACGTGGTATTATGGAAAGTAGGGAGTGGGTATTCGTTGATGGAAAGTTTGTGGAAAAGCAGATTGATGAAGTAAGAGCTATTATTAAGAAGACTTCATCTCGCAATCTAGAGGAAGCCAAACTACGTGCTTTCCAGAATTTTCTGACTAAAATCAGATAAATAATAAATAATTACATAGAACTATCCAGTTAGGAGAAAACGATGTCAATCGAACAAAAAATCGCTGAAATTCTTGCTGAGTCAAAAGCTGCTGCTCTCGAGCAACAAGTTGCTGACACTCAAGAAGAAAATCTAGTAGAAGAAGAAGTTGAGGCAGTTGCTGAAGAAGCAGTTAAGCCAACTACTCCTCCTGCCAATCCAGACAACGCTAGAAATAACGTTGACACTGAAAAGGCTGCAGAGGGTGGTACTTCTAAAACTAAAAACAAAGTAAACCAAGATGAAGAAGCTGCTGAAGCTAGCAACCTTCCAATCAAAGGTGTAAAAGAAGATATTGATGCTCTTATGAATGGTGAAGAACTCTCTGAAGAGTTCCGTGCTAAAGCAACTACCATTTATGAAGCAGCAGTTACAACTCGTGTTAAAGCAGAAGTAGCACGAATTGAAGAAGAATACGCAGCTAAACTTGAAGAAGAAGCTGCAGAGATTGCAGAGGGTCTTGTTGAAAAAGTTGATGGATATCTCGACTACGTTGTCGAGCAGTGGATTGCACAGAATGAAATAGCCCTTGAGCATGGTATGAAGTCCGAAATCCTTGAAGGATTTGTTGCTGGACTTAAAGGTCTTTTCGAAGAACACTATATCGACATTCCAGAAGAAAAGTTCGATGTACTAGGTTCAATGGAAAGTAAAGTTGAAGAACTCGAAGCAAAGTTAAACGAGCAAGTTGCTACTAACGTTGAATTGAATAAAACAATCGGCGAATTGAAGCGTAACGAAATCGTTGAAACTGCATGCGAAGGTTTGACTGATACTGAAGTAGAAAAACTGAAAGGTCTAGCTGAAGAACTTTCTTATGAAGACTCTGATACTTTTAAATCAAAAGTACAAACAATTCGTGAGAATTATTTCACTACCAAGCAACAAGCGGAAGTAACATCCGTGGTAACTGATGAGCCAGTGGAAACTTTGACTGAGGAAAAGAAAATCGATCCTACAATGGCAAAGTATCTATCCGCACTCAACTATCGCAAGTAATCAATTTCAAAAAAGGAAAATAAAATGAATCGTCAAGATTTACTTAAAAAATGGGCACCGATTCTAGAATCAGAATCTGCTCCAAAAATTACTGACAACTATCGTAAAGAAGTTACAGCTGTTCTATTAGAGAACCAAGAGCGTGAAATGGCTAAGCAGTCTGAAGCTCTTTTCGAAGCAGCTCCAGCAAACGCTGGTGGTGCTGGTATCGCTTTAGGTGGTGCTGGTACTAATGCTCAGATGGCTGGTTACGATCCAGTATTGATCGCTCTAGTACGTCGTGCAGCTCCACAGCTTATCGCTTATGATATCGCTGGTGTTCAGCCAATGACTCAACCAACTGGCTTGATCTTCGCAATGAAGTCACGCTATACTTCACAGAACGGCACTGAGGCTCTATTCAACGAAGCTGATACAGACTTCGCTGGTACTGGTACTCACGCTGGTTCTAACCCAGTTTCTGGTACTTATACTACTGGTACTGGTATCACTACTGCTAACGCAGAAGATCTAGGTGGCGCAACTACTTTCAATCAGATGGCTTTCTCAATCGAGAAGACAACTGTAACTGCACAAACTCGTGCTTTGAAAGCAGAATACACTGTTGAACTTGCACAAGACTTGAAAGCAGTTCATGGTCTTGATGCTGAAGGCGAATTGAGCAACATTCTTTCTTCAGAAATCCAAGCTGAAATTAACCGTGAAGTTGTACGTACTGTTTACGCTGCTGCTAAAGTTGGCGCAGAAGTTAACACTGCAACTGCTGGTACTTTCGACATGGACGTTGACTCAAATGGTCGTTGGTCTGTTGAGAAGTTCAAAGGTTTAATGTTCCAAATCGAACGTGAAGCCAATGCTATTGCTCAGACTACTCGTCGTGGTCGTGGTAACTTCATCATCTGCTCAAGCGATGTTGCATCTGCTTTAGCGATGGCTGGTGTTCTTGACTATGCTCCAGCATTAAACAATAACTTGAATGTTGATGAATCTTCAACTACATTCGCTGGTGTATTGAATGGTAAGTATAAAGTTTATGTTGATCCATATTCTGCTAACCAGTCAACTAGCCAATTCTTCGTTGTTGGTTACAAAGGTTCTTCAGCGTTTGACGCTGGCTTGTTCTATTGCCCATACGTTCCATTACAGATGGTTCGTGCAGTTGACCCAAGCACTTTCCAACCTAAGATTGGTTTCAAGACACGTTATGGTATGGTTGCAAACCCATTCACTAGCTTGTCCTCTGGCACTAACATCTACTACCGTAAGGTAGCAGTCACTAACTTGATGTAATAGTTAGAAACCTACGTAAGATAGGTACTTGAAAGGGGAGCTTCGGCTCCCTTTTTTTATTATAAATATTAACATGAAGATACTAAAGAGTAAACATGAATAATACAATTTCCTGCCCTATCCCAGAAAACATTTCTCCATTATCACCTAATGGTTTTATGTTTGCTGTTCAAAAATTACCGCAGATAAATTTTTTCTGCCAGCAAGTTAATCTTCCTGGTATTACACTTGGTGCACCTGAGTTCGGTAACCCATTTAACGTGGCACCAATTCCAGGTGATACATTGACGTATGATACTTTGGATGTGCAATTTTTAGTTGATGAAAATATGGAAAACTATAGAGCCATCTATAATTGGGTAGTCGCTCTTGGATTCCCAGAAACTTATCAACAATATTTAAATTTTGTAAACTCAAACGATCTAAACCAAACATCTGAACTTGCAAAGAATTATTCTGATGCATCGCTCGTTATATTGGGTTCTAACAATAAACCTGTACAATCAATTCAATTCCATGATGCTTTCCCTGTAAGCATCTCTTCTCTTACATTTCAATCAACAAACCAAGATGTGCAATACCTAGTGGGTAATGCAACATTCAGATACGGATACTACAAGTTCGCTTGACAATAATTGGCAATTGTAGTATAATTAAATTATGACTAATTGAGGATATTATGACTCTAGATGAATTGCAAACTATGTGGGAAAACGATTGCCAGATTGATGATAACTTTCTTGGCGAAAATTCCACTGCCACACCAAAGTTACATGCTAAGTATGTTAAACTTCTGGTAAACACAAAACTCAAGCATACCAAAATACAAGCAGATTACGCATTGTTACGTAAGAATAAATTTCGTCATTACCGTGGCGAACTCTCACGTGATGAACTAACTAATCTTGGTTGGGAACAATGGCAGGGTGTTAAGCCACTCAAAAATGAAATGGATGAATTCCTGCAAGGTGATAGTGAGTTAGTAACTTTAAAAATTAAAATTGATTATCTTGAAACAATGATTTATTTTTTGGAATCAGTCCTCGGACAAATTAAAGCACGTGACTGGCAGATTAAAACTGCGGTTGAGTGGAAGAAGTTTTTAGCAGGGTTTTAATGATAACCATAGAGAAACTAGATGAAGTCTACATGCGTGTCTTCGGCGATCCAAGTATCGAGCAAGAACTATGTGACTTCTTTACTTACGAATATCCAGGTGCCAGATTTACTCCTCAATATCGAGCGAGATTATGGGATGGTAAAGTTCGTCTTTATGACCAAGTAAGAAAAACTCTTTACATTGGTTTATTGAATTATGTTGAGCAGTTTTGTGAACGAAACGATTATCAGCTTACATACAAATCTGAAATAACAACTACCAACGATATAACTGCAGAAGAAATATATTCCTATGCTAAATCATTGACTCCCTATGGTCGTGGTAAACCTATTGAGATTCGTGATTATCAAGTTGAAGCAGTAAAGACTGCACTTGATAGAGAACGCACTCTACTCATTTCCCCAACAGCTTCAGGTAAATCGTTCATCATTTATACAGCCATGCGCTGGCACGTTGAGCGTAGTCGCAAATGTATTATTATTGTTCCAACTACATCATTAGTTGAACAGTTGTATGCTGACTTTGAAGATTATTCAACAGCCAACGAATGGAAAGTTTCAGAACATTGTCAAAAACTTTATAGTGGCTTCAGTAAAGATTTCACTAAAGATGTTTTAATTACAACTTGGCAATCTGTATATCTACAACCAAAAGCATGGTTCCGTCAATTCAATGTTATCTTCGGCGATGAAGCACACCAGTTTAAAGCAAAGTCTTTAACTACTGTAATGGAAAAGATGGATAACATACGTTATCGCATCGGTACTACAGGAACTCTTGATAATAAAAAAATTCATCGTTTAGTTCTTGAAGGTATGTTTGGTCCAGTGCATAGAGTTACCACGACTAAAGCGTTGATGGAGACGGAAAGACTTGCCCAACTAAATATTACTTGTCTGGTTCTAAAATATAATGAAGAAATACGTAAGGCAAGAAAAAATAATACTTACCAAGAAGAGATGGATTGGCTAGTCGCCAACGAACAGCGTAATAAGTTTATACGCAATTTAGCAGTAAAATCTCGTGGTAATACTTTGGTGCTTTTTCAGTATGTTGAAAAACACGGACAGGTTCTTTTTGATATGATTAAAGATAAAGTTCATTCAGAAAGAAAAGTATTTTTCGTGCATGGTGGAGTTGATACTGCAGACAGAGAATCTATTCGCCATATTACAGAGGGCGAAGATGATGCTATTATTATTGCATCGTTTGGAACTTTCTCTACTGGAATTAATATTCCATCAATTGAAAATATTATTTTTGCATCACCATCAAAATCTAAAATTAGAAACCTGCAAAGTATTGGTCGTGGGTTGCGATTGAAAGATGGAAAAGATGCTTGTAATCTTTACGATTTAGCTGATGACTTACATTGGAAATCTTGGAAAAACCATACATTAAATCATGCTGCAGAAAGATATAAAACTTATGCAGAAGAACAATTTGATGTTAAACTAGTAGAGGTAAATTTATGCTAATGGGTAACGAGCATTTTGTAATCATTAAACTTGTTTCTGGTGAACAAGTTATGGCTGTGCTCGAGAAAGAAACAGACGAAAATATTCAAGTCTCTTCACCATTACTATTGCGTTTATTTCCTATCATTGGTGCAGAGCAAGGTTCTGAACATGTAACAGCAACCCCATACTGCAAGTTCGCTGAAGACTCAAATCTCACTCTCAACAAAAGAAATATTCTTTTCGTCAAAAATCTCCACAGTATGCTGATCCCGCATTATATCAGATTAGCATCTGAAGCAGAGGAAACTGTTCCAATCAAACAAAAGCAAGATGGTAGTGTAAGAAAATTAGAATGGGAAGATGAAGAACTACAGCAAGAAGTTGCTGAACTGAGCAATGAAGAAATTCAGAAGAGAATCAAATTATTGGAAGCTATCGCTCAGAAGGAAGAGGAAGAAGTCAGAACATTTATCGAAGGTAACGACACAATTCATTGATCCTTTCTTTCAAACCCAACACCGTAAGTTTACATGGTTTCAAAATAAATGTAAAATAATTTTTATACTTGCAGAAGTTGCAATGAAATAAAACTTTACATTTATCGCAATTTGTAGTATACTTTATATTATTGAATGATGTTAATAGGAGATTTTTACTTGTGGCAAACTACATAAACAACGCTGACTTCTTAGCAGCAATTAAAGAATATAAGAAAAGCGTAAAGGAAGCGGAAGAGCAAGGTTTACCTAAACCAATCATTCCAAATTATCTTGGTGAGTGCATCCTTAAAATTGCAACCCATTTATCATATAAACCAAACTTTATTAATTACACTTACAAAGATGATATGATTCTTGATGGTATCGAGAACTGTATCAATTACTTTGATAATTTTGATCCATCCAAATCTAGCAACCCATTCGCATATTTCACACAAATAATTTATTTCGCTTTCTTACGTCGTATCGGTAAGGAAAAGAAACACTCATATATTAAAAACAAATTGATTCAAGATATGGCTTTTGACGCATTTGAATTACAAGAGCAAGATGAAGATGGACATTTTCAAAATGCATATCTTGACTTTATGCAACAGAATGGTAGCTTTGATGATTCATTCATTGAAAAGAAAAAAGCTGCCAAGGCTAAAAAGAAAAAACAAACACTCGATGACTTTATAGATTATGACAACAATGAGCAGCAGTTATAAAGATCTTTCTGATTACATTAGAAGTTTAACTGAAGGTAGAAATAGTGTTGCTAATGTAGTAAGAAGACTTCGTTCTAGAAAAACTAGACGCAGGAAAACAGGTAGAAAATTCCTTAGGGGGTTTACTTGGGATTCT